TAAAATTAACAAACGTAGCAGATCCTTCAGCTCTCATATCCGCAGGATTTAAAATAGTATAACGCAAAGGTATTTTTTTTGCGACCTCTGCTCTAGACATTTTATTTACTTCAATATTTGTTATATTGTACAAAAACTTGTAAATAAAAACATTCCCGGAACGAAACCACTCTCTAAAGAATCTTTCAGACAAAGACCATCCATTTATTTTCTTATACCATTCATTAAAGAATTTTATAGATCTTTTGTTCTTACCTCTGAAACTTAATTTAGAATTCGCGAATTCAGTTTGAATATCTATTGTATTTCTGAAGATGGCCACATTCCAATAAGCCTTCTGACAAAGAACAATCGCTTGTTGAGCGCTTAAGGTTCCAGTGTTGTCTCTGGAAAAAGGGGATACTCCTTTGTTGATGTTTTCTATTTCCCCTGACAACCCAGAGAGTGGGCTTTGGGTAGTACTTGTCCCTCTATTTCTTAAATCCCTAGCGGATTCTGAAATGAACTTCGGAGTAAAAGGATCTGAATTTACGACTACAGCGTCGGCTTTAGGTTTACGGGCCATATACTCTTATACACTTTTAAAGGTTAAAAAACATCTATAAATTAATTTTAGCCTTAAAATTTACCTAAACATTCTCGGAACGAAATCGAAAGACGTATTTACTTCTTGTTCTCTGTGCATATCATAATAACATTTTACTCCCCAGCTACCAAGAAGTAGGACTGTATAGGAGTCTCTTCTTGCTCTATGGGGATTGTTGTCTCTTTTCATTGTGGCTGGCAAGTCAAACTGTTGATTTCCGTTGACACTGGTCGAAACCTCTATAAGCGAACATTCTCTTTTTGTCAAGTTGATCATGTCGCCCAAGTGCTCAAGGAAATCTACTTTCATTTCCTCTTGAACATTTTTAGCGATTTCTCTTATCTCATCTTTACTTATTTCTTGATTTTTTGAGTAGTGCAAATCTTCTATAGGGAAATTTTCTTTTATAGCGCTCTGAAAATCAGAATCATTGAATACTGGTGCTGCAAATTTTATCTTTTTCTTTTCAATCATCCATTGTAAATTCTCATTTGAAAATCTTAACCATCCTCCAACACCGAAAGCTTGAGAGTGAACTATCTTTCCATTCTTAGGATCATAGTTATTCTTTGAATAGAGTATTCCTTCTTGGGAATTATAGTTTAGGAAATCATGATCGAAAAGATGAAGCTCTCTTGGTATCAATTTAAATTCTTTTGCTATCTGTAAGAAGGCTGGTCCACCACTATTATCTATAATCGCATAAACAATATTAAATTTTTCTAGAATATACTTAAGATATAAACATCTTTTTTCGTTTGTACTATTCGGAAGAGCGTAAGCATGAACGAGTATTGCAGATTCATCTTCCTCATTTAACTCAAGAATAGCCATTGCAAAATCATCTGAAGTCTCAGAGTTATTGTAGTTAGGATCTATTGATAAAATATATTTCTTATCTGGATCTCCGACTATTTTTACTATAGGGTATTCCCCTAGTTTAACACTGGCTTCTTCTATGGCTTTCGCTGAAAAGTAACCCCCGGTATCATCTCCAAATATAGCTTCAAGCTCTCTATCGAACATTGATTTAGACATCGTTCTTCTCATGTCTTCGATAGCAGATTCTTCCATGAATCCTTTAGGTGCAGCTCTATAAGACATTCTGAAAACACAATGATTTACATTTTCAGCTGTTGGATCTAAAATCGTTTTAACATAAGGTACATAATTATCTCTATAAAGAGATTCAAATTTATAACTAGCAGACGATAGACCTATAATTTTATTGTTCGATGAAAACTGTTGAACTTCCTCTGGTTTTAAAACCCCATTTTCTACTAAAACTTTTTGAGCATTTGTAATCTGTTCGTGCTGAGGGCCATCTTGACGAACCATCAAGAACGGTTTTAAAATAGAATCTATAATGTCTTTACTGACGACTAGTAACTCGTCAACGATCAGAACATTAAAGCGGTAACCTCTAACCTTTCCTAGCGGGATGGCTGTTATAGAGGAATATCCGATTTCCATTGACCAAGCATCGCTAGATTTAGAAAGTTGTTTTGTGATACATGATCTTAAGAAAGTTCCATTTTTCGGGTGGGAAGCAAAGCTATCAATTTGCTTCATGATTGATTTCGATTGTCGAAAAGTTCCTGAAGCTATACCAATCTTAACTCCCGGATTACCTAAGGCATATATTACACAGAATAAAGAGATTACGAAAGATTTTGAAAATCCCCGTCCAGCAACCACAAGACAATAATCTTTTAGGATGAAGGACCTTAACATTAGGTCCTGTATAGGGTCGAGCTTAACCCTAGTTAAGAGATAAACCATGAATGCTGGATTAGCCAAACAGTATCTAGCAAACCACTGTTGAGCTTCAGATTCAGAAAGTACACCTTTGATTTCTTCTAACTGGTCATTTGTAGATTTCCTGATTACAGCAGGATGGGCTCCTTCATTCCACATATTATATTAAATTAAAATCTTTAAGAAATTCCAAATCGTAATTTTTTACCTTATCTTTCATTTTGAAAATTTTTACCATTAGAGCTTGGGAGTTTTCTCTAGAATCAGAAAATAAGAATTGAATGTTTTTATATTTAGCGCAAATTTCTCGTATCTTGTAGAACACAAACTTACCATTTATATATTTGCTAAAACTATTTTCTGGGCTATAATTTATAGCATTAGAAACTTTATTCTCGACTAGTACAACAAGATACTGTCCGAAGTCTTCTGCTCTACTAATTTCTCTGTCGAATCTTTGCGCTCCCGCTGTGAGAGTGGAAACCAAATCTTCTAAACTTTTTCTTTCGACGAAAACATCAGAAAATAAAGGACCTGTTGTTGTATAGTCGCCACAACTTAACTTCATTTTTTTAGACTCTTTAAATTGTAAAGCATTCTGTTCTCTTGTATCTATAAGTATCTCAGGCTCATCTTCATAGAAGAATGGCTCTGAAAGATAATCGTACTTTAATCTTAGACCTTGCTTAGACAGCTCCTTTACAACAGTTTCTTTATCTCCAAATATTTTTACTAGTCCTAGCCAAGATGGTAAAAATAAACTTTTTAATTCTATATTAGATGGGACAAAAAGAGTTTCTTTTTTAGAGGATCTTCTTCTAAAAGCTTTCTTTACATATTCTCTTACCACAAGATTATCTTCTGAGAAACACCATTTAGCGAAATTTTCTTTTGAATTGAAATCAGTAACAAAATACTCTTCGAAATTTTTAAATTCTATTTTTTCATTTGAGAATAGGTCGAATCTAGGAAAGAACTTATGATAATAATCCTGTATAGATATCTTATGCTTTTTTGAGACATGCAAATGCAATCCTCTCTCAGTTGAAAAGTCATCCAAACATTCTAAACATTTCATTAGAGAGAGAATACCTCCTCTTTGCCAACGCCATAAACTTCGACAAAAAGCTCGGAGAAATTTTCAAGTTCTTGTATTTTTTCTTTAACTTTGAACTCTTCCGCCTTGGCTATTAATATCATTCTCCTTCTTTCTTTTTCATCCTGAACGAGTTCAATAAATTGCGCTAAGCTTTGATTGGCTAAAGCTTGTTTTTCTAGTTTTTTGATTCTGTCTCCGCTTAAGGATCGAGTCATTTTCAAAGTCCTTTCGAGACAATGATTATAAGCGGACGTTTTATCTTTTAAAGCTTCAGATAAAGACATTGTAAACTTACGACCTTCTTCGTCATCAGACATAGACTCTGCCAACCTATCGTTAAGGATTGTTATTTGCTGTCTTATTTCAATAAGTGTTACGTACTCTAATGCCAACCCTATATATAAATTAACTTCATCTGAATTAAGATCTGGCTTATTATAAACGGCTTTAACAAATTCTGTTTCGAATACTTCTCTATGTTTTACATTCGTAATCATAGATACCATCTCAACGAATCGTGGAGCTGACAAAAATTTCTTTACAGCTGCTACAGAATCTTTCTTTCTCATATCCATTTTATCAGCATCATATTTCGCTGCATGGTCAGACCTATTTATAAGATTTATAACTTGAAGATCTGTTCTAGGAGAGTTATATCTGGCGGTAGTCCTTTCTATTTTATCGTCATCTTTTACTTCTCTAAATCCAGCGGCATCTAAAAGAGAAGTTATTGTTCTTACAGATACAATGTATTCTTTATCTGGGAATAAAGCTTTTGCTATTTCTTTTGTAGTAAGAGATTCTGCATTTTCGAATAGGAAGTCTAACTGATCGTCTGTATAGTTATCGTATTCGCCTCCTCTCCATAATTTTTGTAAAAATTTTCTTACATTCTTGAACTCATCAGTCTGCTCAATGAGCTTGGGGTTCTTGTACACGTCTTGAGCAAGCGACAATATGTTGCTCTCTTTGCAATTCTTATTGTCCTCCAAGTATTCTTGCTGAACTAAATCAAGATTGTACTTATGCTGACAAATTATTTTATCGCAAAGGTTTACCTTTTTCCTATCTATTTTTCTACCTAATTTATTAGTTAGATTTTCTCTTATTGATGAGTTCATTCTTCAGAGTCGAATTCGCTTATTTTTTTCTTAGCTATATTCTGCAAATTCTTCCTTATTGTTATTAGCTGCCTCTTCGTTATTCCTTTGCCATTTGTATTTTTTAATCTTTCGATAACTTCTTCGTCTTTCAAGTTTTCTATATAGATTAAGCTATAGAAGTTCACCATTTTAGGGTTAAGGAACTGGCATATAAATTTATGAAATTTTATAACGCAAGACTCTAATCTTATAGAGGTTATTGGATCAGAGAAATCTTGTGTTTCCTTAAAGTTTTCGCTATCTATTGACAAAGCTGTTTTTAAAAAGAATTTATTTTGCTTTTTCTTTGCCCATTTTTTAAATGATGGACACTGCTCGCATTTGACACCACTTTTTGTATATCCGCATAAATCAACACCTCTATCGAATGGACATGTTGAACAGGGAGGAGCATCTCTTGAATATCTATTCCTTACAGTGTTCTTTATTTGGTTTATTATTATTTTATTACACCAATATTCAAATGGTCTTTTCTGATCCCATTGAGACCACTTATTATAAATATGTAGTCTTATAGTCTGGGCGACATCCTCAAAACCGAAACCGCCTATGTCAGAAAGATGCCAACGGCCTCTATTTTTTTGTATTAAAGAATCAATACATTTTATTTTTTCTTCAAATTTGATCATCATCTAGGGAAACAGGACTTGATTTGAAAACCTTTTCTTTATACTCCTCTTTAGAGATTTTCTTCCTTTGGAAAGACTCGCTATTTAAATCAGTGCCTATCATTGATCCGAGTTTTGTTGGCTCAATTTTTTCAATATCCAACTTCATATTTCTTAAAGCTGCTATTTGAAGTTCTTGATTATTTACGACTCTTTTAACCTGCTTTACTTGTTCGTAATTTTTTAATCTTTCTGCACTTACTAGAGGTGCGGCAAAAACGAATTTGCAGGAGTTACAAACTTTAGGTTTTTCATACAGGAATTTATTTCCAGTTCCGCACGATGGGCAATAAATATTTGGCATGTTTTTATTATCGTGTTAAGTTTATACAAGTTATTTAACTAATTGTGTCTAAATTAAATTAGGATCATATACGAATGTTCCAAATCTTATATTGGTTCCAGAAAAGACAGGATCAAAAGAAGCGAATGTCCCATTTATATTAAAATTAGAAGCTCCAGAAGCGGCACCAGATGCTCTAAATGTGTAAAATACATTTGTATTATTATTGTAGTTTTTTACAAAACAGTTAGAGAATAAAGAAGACCCTCCTTTATTACTTATTAAAGCTGAGTTTGGATAAAGTGTAGAAGCTTTAGTATCGAAGATACAGGAGTCAAAGTAGTTAGATCCTGATACAATTATACCTCCATTAAATATTGCATGACGAATCCTTGATTGGCCTAGAGCTGTAAAAGCAGGATAAGAATTTGCGAATGAGCAATTTTCAAAAGTATATTTCCCCGTGAATTCATAAACGGGATTTGATACAGTAGTATCGGTAGCTGAAAAAACACAATCTTCGAATATGATTTCTTTTGTAGAGTCTCCTTGCAAATCAATAGAACTTCCTGCGAATTTTATTCCTTCAAATTTACTATTAGAAGCTTTTATATTTAGGTTATTAAAATAAAAATAT